ATCTGGGTAGCAGATCCAATTAGACTCGATGATCGCTTTTATTGGGATGGTAATCCAACTAATCCTAAGGCACTTGAAGATAAAGAAGAAACAGATTCTGAAGGTAATAAACATATCACTAAGGGATTAAAATCTAACTTTATTGCACAGATTAAAGATACAGCTGGTAAGCTTTTAGCTCAAACTGATTGGTATGTTATTCGTAAAGTAGAACGTAATGTAGACATTCCATCTAAGATTGTTACTGAAAGATCTAAAATTGTAACTGAAGCAGATAGACTAGAAGCTGAGATTACTGCTTGTGAATACTTAGAAGAATTTATTAAGATTGTTACTAATCAGAAATGGAACTAACAGAAATGACTAAGCCAGACATCCAAGAAGTAGATCATCGCCTAAGTACACATGAAGAAATCTGTGCTATGCGTTATGAGCAAATCAATGCTCGTTTAAAAAGATTAGAACAAATTCTTCTTGGTGCTTTTGGTACAGTCATTGTATTACTTTTAAATAATTTATTTAAATAATGGACCCAATAACATTACTAGCAGCTTTAGGACCTTTAGCTGTAGACTTAGGTAAGTCTTTAATCAACAGATTTGTAGCTCCAGATCAGTTTAAACCAGCTACTATTGAGCAATATGCTCAGATGAAACAAATCGATCTTGAATTCTTCAAGGTCATGAATGAAGCTGGTGCAGGTAACCCATCATACCCATGGGTAGAAGCAATTGTAAGACTTATGCGTCCAGCTATTGGGTTACTTGTATTAACAACCTGGGCTGTTATGCATCTTAATGGTACAGCTACGGAAGAAGTAAATAACTTTGCATCGGCTGTAGGATTCTACCTATTTGGTGAACGTAGTTTATTCTACATTAAGAAGAAATGAAACTAACAGAGCACTTTACTCTAGAAGAATTAACAGCATCAGAAATAGCAGATAGGCATGGAATAGACAATACTCCTACCAGCCCTTTGATTTTAACTAATTTAAAGACTTTAGCTGAAGGATTAGAACGTGTCAGAGCTTTACTTGGAAGACCTATTACTATTAATAGTGGCTATCGGTCTATTGTGGTTAATAACTTACTTGGAAGCAAACCGACAAGTCAACACACGAAAGGATTGGCGGCAGATATTATCTCTCCATCCTTTGGAACACCTAAAGACATTATTAAAAAGATTTTGGCTAGTGATATCCAATATGATCAAGTTATTTTGGAGTTTGATCGTTGGATTCATATTAGCTTTTGTGAAGAGGGTTATAAACCTCGTAAACAAGCGTTAATTATAGACAATAAAGGGACTAGAAACTATGAAACAGTCTAAAAAAGTTACTAAAGTAATGAAAGAGTGGAAATCCGGTACACTTCACTCAGGTAAAGGTGGTCCAGTAGTTAAGTCACGTAAGCAAGCTGTTGCTATAGCCTTAAGTGTAGCTAAAAGGAAAAAGAAATGATTACTAAGGGTAAAGAAAAGTTTGCAGGTTATAATAAACCTAAACGTACACCAAGTCATCCTACAAAGAGTCATGCTGTATTAGCTAAAGTAGGAGATAAAGAAAAACTTATTCGCTTTGGACAACAAGGTGTAAGTGGTGCAGGATCTAATCCTAAAACTGCTAAACAAAAAGCGAGACAAAAGTCATTTAAAGCTCGTCATGCTAGTAACATAGCTAAGGGTAAAATGTCAGCTGCATATTGGGCGGATAAAGTAAAATGGTAAAAAAAGGTTTGTATTATAATATCAATCAACGTAAGAAAAAAGGAATCTCTCGTTCTAAGAAAAAGAGTACTATAACTCCTGAAGCATATGCAAATATGAAAAAGGGTTTTCCTAAAAAGAAGTAGATGAAAGATAAATTAGATCAGATTAGAGAATCAGCAGAGGCTGACTTATCAATCTTTATTAAATTAGTAGCTCCACACTTAATGTTAGGAGCTGTTCATGAAGAGTTAATACAATGGTGGACTCGTTCTGAATCTAAAAATAACCAATTAGTTTTACTTCCTCGTGGACACATGAAGAGTAAACTCATAGCATATAGAACAGCTTGGTGGATTACTAAATATCCTGAGACTACAATTCTATATGTCTCTGCTACAGCTGATTTAGCTGAGAAACAGCTTTATGCTATTAAACAGATTATAGATAGCCCTATCTATCGTAGATATTGGCCTGAGATGATTAATGTTGAAGAAGGTAAACGTGAGAAATGGGCAGTTTCTGAAATTGCTGTTGATCACCCTCAACGTAAACTAGAAGGGATTCGAGATGCAACTTGTAAAGCTGTTGGTCTTACATCTAATACCACAGGTTTTCATGCTGACGTTGTTGTTCTTGATGACATTGTTGTACCTGGGAACGCTTATACAGCTGATGGTCGTGAGAAAGTTGAGGCAGCTTATTCTCAACTTGCTTCCATTGAAAATCCAGGTGCGAGAGAGTGGGTCGTAGGTACTAGATACCATCCAAAAGATATTTATGACACCATGGTAGGAATGAAAGAGACTATTTATGGTGATGATGGTGACATTACTTCAGAAGAAGAAGTATATGAATTGTTCCAAAGAGTGGTTGAGACCAACGGAGAGTTCCTTTGGCCTAAACAAACTCGTGCAGATGGTAAACGATTTGGGTTTGATGATAAAGAACTAGCACGAATTAAAGCTAAATACATTGATGCTACACAATTTTATGCACAATACTACAATAATCCAAATAGTAAAGATGTTGCAAGGATTAGCTCAGAAAAGTTTCAATATTTTGATAAATCTATACTTCAAAATAAAGAAGGAGATTGGTATATTAGAGATAGGAAGCTTAATATTTATGCTGCTATTGACTTTGCTTTCTCTCTTCGTAAAAAAGCTGACTACACAGCCTTAGTTGTTATTGGTGTAGATCACCAAGGTAATTACTATGTACTAGACATTGATAGATTTAAGACAGATCGTATTGTAGATTACTATCAACATATAGTGACTGCTTGGCAGAAGTGGGGCTTTAGAAAGATTAGAGCTGAGATTACTGTAGCTCAACAAACTATTGTAAAAGAATTAAAAGAGAGTTATCTTAAACCTAATGGTATACCTCTCTCAATTGATGAGTTTAGACCTACCAGGTCTTTAGGTGATAAGTTTGAACGTGTTTCAGCTGTATTAGAACCTAAGTATGATAACATGCAAATATGGCATTACAAAGGTGGTAATTGTCAGTCATTAGAAGAAGAACTAGTAATGGCTCATCCTCCTCATGATGATATTAAAGACGCACTAGCTAATGCTATCTCAATAGCAATTATACCTAAGAATAGAGTAGGAACATTTTCAATAGGTAAAAACATAGTTACTCACAGCCGCTTCGGTGGTGTTTCTTATTAAGGAAAAATTATGGCAGGGAAAGTAGCACAATTAAGACAACTAATTAATAGACAAAGTTTAGCTAGACAACTAGCAGGTTTATATAATAATTGGTGGATTCAACGTGATGATAAAGAAGCAGAGTGGAGAGAACTACGTAACTATCTATTTGCTACTGATACTACTAAAACTACCAATTCTAAACTTCCATGGAAGAATAAAACTACTCTTCCTAAACTAACACAAATTAGAGATAACCTTCATGCTAACTACATGGATGCTTTATTCCCTAATGATGATTGGGTTAAGTGGGAAGGGTATAACTTAGAAGCTTCTACTCATAATAAACGTAGAGCTATTGAGTCTTATATTAAAACTAAACTAAGAGATTCAGGTTTTAGAGAAACTGTCTCTCAGTTAGTATATGACTATATTGATTATGGTAACTGCTTTGCTGATGTTGTATACTTAAACGAAAGACATCAAGATCAATACACTGATCAAGAGATTACTACATATCAAGGTCCTAAACTAGAACGTATCTCACCATTTGATATTGTATTTAATCCTACAGCTAAATCTTTTAGAGAGTCTCCTAAGTTTACGCGGTACGTTAAATCCGTAGGTGAGTTAATGAAGGACATTAAGTATCGTCCTGATCTTAAATATGATCAAGCTGCTTTTGATCAAGCTATAGCTGTACGTAGAAATATATCAGCTTTCAAGATGGAAGATATTAATAAGGCTGAAGGTTTTTCTATAGATGGTTTTGGTTCTTTACAAGAATATTATCAATCAGGTTTAGTTGAGATCCTTGAATTTGAAGGTGATATCTATGATGAAGTAAATGGTGAGTTACTTGAACGTAGAATCATTACTATCATTGATAGAAGTTATATTATTCGTAACATTGAGAATCCATCATGGCTCGGCCGTGATACTAAGCATCATGTAGGTTGGAGAGAAAGACCAGATAATCTCTATGGTATGGGACCATTAGATAATCTAGTAGGTTTACAATATCGTATTGATCACTTGGAGAATTTAAAAGCCGATGCTATGGATCTTACTATTCATCCTCCTATGGTTGTTAAAGGAGATGTAGAACCTTTTGAATGGGGTCCTGAGACTACTATTCACATTCCAGAAGATGGCGCTGTAGAAATGTTAGCTCCTAATGCTGCAGCTTTCCAAGTTAATAACGAGATTGCAGCTTTACTAGCAATAATGGAAGAGATGGCTGGTGCTCCTAAAGAAGCTATGGGTATCCGTAGTCCAGGTGAGAAAACAGCATTTGAAGTACAACAATTACAGAATGCAGCAGGACGCATATTCCAACATAAGATTAACAAGTTTGAGATTGAGTTCCTTGAACCAATTCTTAATACAATGTTAGAAATGGCTAGACGTAATATTGACATTGCTGAGATGTCTAGAGTAATGGATGATGATCTTGGTGTAGCGGACTTCTTATCTATTACTAAAGAAGATATTACTGCTAAAGGTAAGCTTAGACCTATTGGTGCTAGACATTTTGCAGCTAGAGCTCAACTAGTACAGAACATGCTAGGTATCTTTAACAGTCCAATGGGACAAGTTATTGCCCCACATGTATCAGCTAAACGTCTTGCTAAGATGGTTGAAGAGTATATGGGCTTTGAGAAATATGAGTTTATTAAAGATAATGCAGCTATATTTGAACAAGCTGAGACTCAAAAACTTGTTAACCAAGTTCAACAAGAGATGCAAATTGAACAAACTGTTCCTGTTGAGGAAGATATGTTAAACCCTCAAGTACAGGGAGAGATGCCTCCAGGGATGTAAATATTACTTGACTTTTAAGTAATTGTATGTTATAATTATCCTATGGATTTAAAATCTGAAAAAGCTAAAAGCTTATCAAAACAAGAAGTTTTAGATTTACTTAAAGCGTATATCACTGACCAAGTTGAATTGTCTAGACGTAAATGTATAGATGAAGAGAATTTCTCTTTGCCTTCTTGGGCTGAGTATCAAGCTTATCAATTAGGCTTCCAAAAAGCATTTTTAAAACTTCAGTCTTTATTACCTGACAAAGGAGAAAAGTAATGTCTGAAGACAATAAAACACCTGAACCAAGTACCAACGACGTTCGGAACCAAGATAACCAACAACCCGTATTCCAGATTCCGACAGAAGCTGCTGAATTAGTGGGAGATGGTAAGAAGTATTCATCAGTAGAAGATGCGTTAAAATCAGTTCCTCACGCACAGAAGCATATTCAAACTTTAGAGTCTGAGTTAGCTGCTGCTAGAGAAGAACTAGCTAAACGTAAAACAGCTGAAGAACTTCTAGATGAAATTAAGTCTGGAATTCAACCACAGGCTACCCCTGCTGGATCTGAATTTGATCAAGATAAATTATTGCAATTGGTTGATCAAACCCTTGAGCAAAAGGAAAGACAAAGAGCAGCTAAGACTAATGCTGAATCAGTAGCGTCAAAGTTTACTGAGAAGTATGGTCAAAAAGCTGAAGAAGTCTATAATACTGTTGCTAAAGAAAGTGGATTAACTATACAACAATTAAATAGCTTGGCAGCCAGTTCACCTAAGATTGTACTAAAGCTAGCTGGTCTAGAAGGAGTATCTGCTCCTGTAGCAGGTAAACCTAATAGTACAGTAAACACAGAAGCTCTTAATAATACTAAAGTTGATGCTAATCAGCTATCAGCTAGAGTTAAACAAGGAGCTACTACAAAAGACTTAGTCAACGCTTGGAAAATAGCTGGTGAAAAAGTTAAATTAAATTTATCAAACTAAGGAAAAATTATGTCACAATTAACTAGCAATACAACTGCCTTTATTGAGGCACAACAGTATTCTCAGTTTATTCTTGATAACTTACATGATTTCTTACTACCTGAAGGTATGTGGAGAGATGTATCAGACTTTGGTTCTGGCACTACTTTAAACATCAAAACAGTTGGTACAGTATCAATTCAAGACGCAGCTGAAGATACACCATTAAACTTCAATCCAATCGACACAGGTACAATTACTTTAGCTATTACTGACTATGTTGGTGATGCTTGGAAAGTAAGTGATGACCTCCGTGAAGATGGTGCTCAAGTAGACTCATTAATGTCTATGCGTGCAATGGAATCAACACGTGCTCTTGGTGAAAACCATGAATCACGTTTCTTAGCAGTAGCTAATGCTGCTCAAACTAACGCTAACGTAAACTTAGTTAACGGCCGTCCACATCGTTGGGTAGCTGGTGGCTCTGGTGCATCTACACGCGTTATGACATTATCTGACTTCATTGCTATGAAATTAGCATTTGATAAAGCTAATGTTCCTACAGCAGGTCGTATCGCTATTGTTGATCCAATCGTTGAAGCAACATTAAATAGCATTTCTAACTTAGTATCAGTATCTAACAACCCAATGTTCGAAGGTATTGTTACAGAAGGTTTTGCTAAAGACCACAAGTTCGTTAAGAACATCTTTGGTTTCGACATCTGGACTTCTAATCGTTTACCAGTTAAGACAGCTACAGAAGCATTAAACGCTTCTTCATATGGCTTAGCTAACGATACAGCAGAAATCGGTGACGTAGCTAACGTATTTATGAGTGTGGCTGACGACTCAACAAAACCAATCATGCATGCTTGGAGACGTGCTCCTAAGACTGAAGGTTGGAGAGACGAAGAAACTCGCTCAGATAAATACCAAGTTACTTCTAGATTTGGTTTCGGTGCCCAACGTGTTGACACACTTGGTGTTATTTTAACTAGCGGTTCTACATACTAAGGAGAATAACATGGGTTTTGAAATCGACGCAAAAAGAGGTGTAGCTAACTACTATGGTGTTAGAACTACAAACGGTAAATTCGGAGCAGAAGCTTGCGACGAACTCTACAAATGGGCTGTATGGGATTTCGATTATAACGATCTTCCAACCTACGGTTCTAACAACTTACAACACGTTATCCCAGCTAATGCTACAATCATTTCAGCTGATTTAATCGTGGACGTAGCTTTCACATCAACATCTACAACAACTGATTTAGACATTGGTCTATATACATCAGCTGGTGCAGCTATTGATGCTGATGGTTTAATCACTGCAGCTAATGCAACACAAACAGCTATTGGTACTGCTGGTAACGTAGTTACTGGTTCAGGTGCTTTAGTTGGTAAAACAATTGGTGCATCAGCAGGTGAATTAGTTGTAACTCCTACAGTAGCAGATTTAACAGCAGGCGCTGGTCGCGTTGTTGTTAAGTATGTTTACAACAAGGACTAAGTAACAAACTGGGTATGGCCTTTACATTAGTAAGGGCCTTTCCCTTTCTCTAAGGAATTCTAAATGACAATTCAACATAATCTTATTACTGATCCTGACATTCATGAACCTAAAGGAGCAGCAAGTGCGTCTGCAGGTAAAGTTTATGTAGCTGATGGTGCTGGTTCTGGTTCATGGCAATATCCTCCAGGTAAAGCTCATGGTGAAATATACATTGATGCTGGGGTAACATCACAAACACTTTCAGGTTCTTCTGCTTATGCTAAATTAAATCCTACTGGTGAATGGACATCTGGAGTGTCTAATGTACTAACATTATCACCTAGTACAGGTATTATAACACTTACAGAAGCTGGTAATTATATGATTAGTTTTTGGTGCCAATTCAGTACAGCTGCTATTGCCAACGGAACTTTATATAATTTTAAATATAACTTATCTGGAACTTCAAGTGGTAGGACATTAACTGTACAAAAGTATAGTAATGGTGTAGACAAATTACATATATCAGCTGTTGGTTTAGTTACAGCTACGGCAGGACAATCATTATCTATGTATGTTGGTGGTGATGCAACATCATCTTCAACTGCTATTACTGTTATTGAAGCAGGTTTATCTGCTATTAAGTTATAGGAATAAATCATGGCTAAGATGACACTACTTGAGATTGTACAAGACATTATGTCTGATATGGATTCAGATGAAGTTAACTCTATTAATGATAGTGTTGAGTCTTTACAAGTAGCTCAACTTGTTAAGTCTACCTATTATAATATTGTAGATGGTAAAGATTATCCTTGGCTTTATGAACTATTTCAACTAGGTACTAGTGGTACTACTGCTAGACCTACTCATATGAGATTACCAGAAACAATTATTGATCTTAAATGGATTAAATATGATTGTAAAAAACCTGGTGAAACTCGTACTAGATTTACAAAAATTATTTATAAAACTCCTGAAGAGTTTCTAGATATTACTGATCAACGTTTAAGTACAGACTCTAAAATAACAGTAGTAACTGATTCTACTGGTATTAAGATTAATGTTTATGATGATAGAGCTCCAACTTATTTTACATCATTTGATGATGACTATTTAGTATTTGATGCTTATAATTCTGCTGTAGAATCTTCTTTACAGAATAGTAAGACCCAATGCCATGGTAAACGTTCAGTAGCTTTTACTCTATCTGATACTTTTACTCCTGATTTACCAGTACAGATGTTTACTTATCTTCTTAATGAAGCTAAATCAGCTGCATTCTTAACTCTTAAACAAATGCCTAATCCTAAAGCTGAACAGATATCAGTATCACAAAAGCGTAAAATGAGTCAAGAAGCTTGGAAAATTAGTAACGGAATCACTTATCCACATTACGGACGTAAATAATGTCAATGCTATCTAGTAATACTCCAGCATTTATTAACTCTCAACAGTACTCGAAAGGAAAAAAGAATGGCAGAAAAATGGATTCAAAAGGCAATAAAAAAACCAGGAGCATTAAGAAAAGCTCTAGGGGTAAAAGAAGGTAAAACAATTCCAGCTGGTATGCTAGCTAAAGCAGCTAAAAAACCAGGTAAGATGGGACAACGTGCACGTCTAGCACAAACTCTAAAGAAGATGAGTAAAAAGAAATAATGAAGACTTTTACAACTCCTAACGGAAAAGAAATTCAAATTCAAAGAGATCCTAGATCTGCTCAATACTTTATTCAATTTGGTTCAGGTGGTGAACTACCAGAAGAGCTAACTGGTATCTTTACTAATGAGTTATTTGCTGAAACTGCTATTAATAAATACTTAGAGAAACAAGAAACTAAAAAAGCTAAAGCTGAAGCTAAGGAGTAGTAATGGCTGTAGGTAATGAGAAGATCTATAGATCATTTACTAAGGGTCTAATTACAGAGGCTAGTCCTCTTACATTCCCTGAGAATGCTTCTTTAGATGAACAAAACTTTGTCCTTAATCGTAATGGATCTAGATCTAGACGTCTAGGTTTAGACTACGAGGGAGGTTATTCTCTTACATCTACAGGTTTTAGTTCAGCTGCTATTCAAACAGGTAAACAATCATTCCACAAATGGGATATGCCTGGTGGTGATAATACAGTAGCAATAGGTATTATTCGAATACTTAATAAACTTTGGTTTATTGACTTACTTACTAACGCTCCTAGTTCTAATCTTCTTAATGGTGGTTCAGCTATAACCCTTAGTGGTTTAGGTGATGCTGAAATTGAAACAGCTACTATTAACAATAAACTTATTATTGTTTCAGAAGATCTTACTTATCCAGTTCTTTTATCTTATAATTCAACTACAGATACTGTATCTCAAACTACTATTACAGTAGAAGTTCGAGATATATGGGGGATAGATGATGGACTTCTAGTTAATCACAGACCTACTACTTTATCTAATGAGCATAAGTATAATCTAAGAAATCAAGGCTGGTCTCCAACTATTCAGACAACTACTGGTGCAGATGCTATTAATCGTACCTTTACTCAATTAGGTCAATACCCAGCTAACTCTGATACATGGGTAACTGGTAAGATTACTAATCCTAGTT